AGCTCTTTAATGTCTTTAGCTCCTCTTTTAACTAAGAATTTTCTAGTTCTAGGTGTAATTGACTGTAGATATCTGAGATCGTATGGATCTTTATAGACTTCTTCACCACGGAATAGCCGTACCTTAGTAATTATCTCATATATTCGCTGTGTAGAGACATATTCGTCCATCGCTATCATGCGAACGCTGTCTCCACTCTGCCAACGCTTGAATATTGCCAGATCGCGTTCCGTTACAGTCCAGTTACTCATTTTTCTTTTGTCGCACATAGAAGAACCCCCTATTCCATTACTTTCTTTATAGCAATATCAATTGTGTTCTTAATAGGCATACGCATATCTGCCGCATTGTCGAGTTCTTTCTTCTCTACAGAGATGCTGAATCCTAATTTATCCTTAACAGAATCGAAATGAACTCCTAATCCTGTTATAGCTACACCTGTTTTGACACCGGTTTCAGACTTAATATTGTTGAGCCCTTTATAAACCGCCCTTACTGAGTCAAAGACATTGTTCACAATATCATGCTCTACTGGATCGTCTTTAGGGAAGCTAACACTTGCACCGTCAGTTGTAACCTCGATGCTTGCTTTCAGCTGAGAGTTTGTCTCAATTTTATTGATGTATGCATAGATGTCGGATATATCTTTAGCCGCACACTCAGTCCCGCATTTCACTGAATCATCTATTTTGAACATCAGGTATACGCACATACTTTCGATATCTTGGTATAAACCAATATCAGTAATATTATAGATCTTAGACTTTAAATCGTTAATGCCAAAAGCGTCCAGGATTTCTTTTTCTGATTCCACTCCTAAACGATCTAAAAGTTCGAACCATATAACATTGCCTGATAAGACTCCATAATTACTTTGAGTAATCGTGTAAAGTCTATCGATCAGCGCATTGACAGAACTCTTTTTATATGGAATCATGTCACATTTCAAATAAACTTCTTTCATTTTGACCCCCCCCTTTTAATCAATCATTTTTCTCATAACATCATCCAGTGTGTTCTCAATTGGAATCGTTATATCTACAGCTTCGTCGAGTGTAAACTTCGGAATAATGATCCGGTATACAAGGTTGTCCTTAGAAGCTTCAATTTCTATACCGTCGGTTGTAATTTTAGCAGCTATTTTGACATCTGTCTTCTCCTGAAGTTCATTAAGCCTTGCGTAGACTTTTGCAAATGCCTCAGCAGCTTTACTATTGTCGATATTTTCTTCATTGTCATTACGTACATTGAACAGTAAGTATGTGTCATACGTCTTAGCATCTTTGTACAATACAACCGACTTGATATCATATATTTTGTCATCTAAACTGAAAAGACCAAAAGCATCAATGATCTCCTGTTTAGTGTTAATGTCTAAAGCGTGTACGATATTTCTCCATATCATTTGCCCTGTGAGGACACCATCAGTGCTATTGATAAGCGTCTCAAATCGTCTGAGCAACACGTTAACGGAATCCATCTCCTCCCGTACAAAGTCACTGTCTAAGTATATTGCGTTCTTCATTTCTTTTTCTCCTTCTTTACAAATATATTTGCCAGACATTCACTGCATAAGTTTTGCATTGGCACGCCTTGAAAGAACTCTAACTCTGTGAGCTCGTTTTCCTCGCATACCTCACCGCATTCATCACATCTATACACTGTAACCTCCCTGGGCATACTTCGTATCACCATAAACTTTGTTAAGCGCCTCTTTAATCTCCTCAGCTGTCATAGATCCTCTTGTAGTTTTGCTACTTCCTGCAGGCTGCCCAATATATGCTATAACTGGTTTTCCTTTAAATTTAAGCTGGCCGTCCATAGTTAGATCAGTGTTGTACTTATAAAATGCATGATCCTTAAAGTACTCAACAATAGAATCCATATGGTTGTGCTCAATAGCAATAAAGTCTGCATCTGGGTTCTTATTATATTCTGTTGCTACAGCGCTTGCTATAAAACATATTTTACTCATGTTTCTCATTTCTCCTTCCTACGGTCCTAGACCGCCCTTAGTAGCACCACTGCTGCCAAGGGTAATCTAATACACCGTCCCTAAACATTATCTGTTCATCGATTCATCTCGGTGATACTTCTCCGTAGATGCAACCATCACAATTGAAATCGATCAGTAATACTCTCTCATTTTCACCGGTCTCATCGTTCGGGATCATAACCCACTTGGTAAGGAATGTTACATTGTTGTCAAACTTACCGTACTCTGGGTCTTTCTGACTACGATATTTCCATCCGTGAGTCAGACCAATGTCAGTAGGCTTTAAACCGATCATACGGTATACATCATTCAGTGTCAGGATGCCTTCACATTTCAACCGGGTATCTGCTTCTTTCTCACGCTGAGCGAGCATAAATTCATTTTGAGGGTTGTCATTGAACCATTCAGTAGAATTCTCTTTTGTGAAGAGTCGTGCGTATGGTGAGCCACCGAAGTTTCTGATAATCTCCTGCTCTTCAGTTACTTTCTTTTTCTCACCTGTCTCTGGATCTGTCTCAGTCTTCTTGACCGTCTTCTTCTCTGAACCGTACAGCATTTCCTGATCAACTTCTTCACCGTACTTGTTAATTACATTTTGACGGTATGTCTGGTAAGCCTTAGCGATTGCTGCACAAGATGCTGCTAATGCTGCCTGACGCTGTTTCATAATGTGATGAGATCCAAGAATAAGACCTACAGATACTGCTTCAAGAATTACAGGTCCTGCGTAGAGCTTAATGTACTCTAGTGCTGTCTTACGCTTTAAGAGAACCATATCATTGGCTGCATCCTCTCTTGTGTAAGCTGTATCGAGAGATTCTGGATCTTCTTCATACTTTGCTGCTGTCTCTACGATCTTCTGTTTTGTTGCTTCCTCATTGCTCTTTACTGCTGCCACTTTAAGAGTAGCTCTCTGTGTCATGATCAGAGCTCCAATACCTGCTCCGATTCCTGCAAATAACATGATCTCCGGAGAGTTCATTTTGGTCCAGGCCTTAGTATGACCCACTACTGTTGATAAACTTGTTACTGCTGTGTCTAATGCTTTCATTTTAATTTCCTCCTTATTTTAGAAATATGCATACCATTCGCCGTCTAACAATGGATCGGAATTGTCGTTTTCATAAACAAATTCTAAGACGTACTGGCCGCCTTCTTCATATATTCTGAATCCTGCAAAGATTTCATTCCATGGTACATAGATACAAAACTCAGTATCATCTTTGTGAAACCGGTACGTATTGTCCAGCATCACATCTTGAATGGAAAAGCCGTTTTTGCAGTGACGAAGATGTCTAAAGAACTTGATCATAAATGTCTGTCTACCATCTTTGTCATCAAACAGAATCCTTGTACATGTTCCTGCAAGAAGCTCTTTTGAATAGTAAATATCTGCACTTCCATAAACTGTCGACTTGTACACAATATGCGAAACGTTTTCTGATGTTTCCAGATCGTCGTCTTTATAGTAGAACACTAATGCATACTTTCCATCCTTTTTAGTTAATGCAAAGCTTGTAAAGATGTCCTTCCACTGGACTTTTTTCGAGAAACAATCAGCTGCTTCTGACAGAGGTACAGAGATATCGGATAAAACATCTCTGATAGAAAACGGCTTATAATCGGTGCTTGTAAGCCTTTTAAAGAAGCTATCAGAGAATCGTTTTCTAGCAGCTCTGCTGTCAAACAGAATTGTTGTACATGCACCAGGATACATGTTTGCAGAATGATATACTTCTACATGTCCGAGATCATTTGATTCGTATATAACACACGAATCTTGTGTTTTGTAATTGAATATCAATTCATACTTGCCATCATCTTCATTAATAGATAAGTTATCAAGAACTCTATCCCAGTATACAAGCTCGTCCCATTTGTTCCACTTGTTACCTTTTGTGATTTTGAATTTCATCTCTAATGCGGCATCTGCAATAGAAAACTCAGTATATCCTTCGCTAATCATATTGTAAACTACGCTCTGGAATTCTTCTGCAGCGTCCCTAGATTCGAAAACTAACTTTGACGGCATCCCATTCGGTTCCTTGGATTTTGCAAAGATTGTCATGTTGCCGTACTCATTGGAAAACCATGTATCCCACAGGATCTCTTTATTGCCTGTATCCTGAGTTGATGCTATATCATCGATAAGGTACTGAAGATAATTTTGTGCTTTCTCCAGATCCTCAACACCATTTTTCTTCTTGAATCTGAACTGATACTTTAACGCATTCCATAATAATGCGGCCTGCGTCCCTGGCAGGTCCTTGACTACATCATTCAGAATATCAATAGCTTCAACACCTGCAATATTCTGATAATGCTCTGGATGATTTACATTGTCTGACATTTTCTATTCCTCCTTATTTTACTTTGTGCTGCTTGCCGCAACGTGGACAATTGATATAAGATATAACTGCTTTTAACTCATTTCCAGCATAAAGATTATAGTTCTGAATGCTCTCTTCACCATAAGCGAATCTACAGCCACAGTTTTCACACTCGCCAATCGTCGTGTCTCCAAGCTTTATAACATTGATCATTAGTCGAGTTCCTCCAATCTTGGCATCTCCAATACGTATCCACCGTCTCTAGACTTTCTGATATGTGCTCCACCAAGCTCATACCATCCATAACGGAAGTCGTTTGCCTGTGTAGGAATATCAAGTGATTCGAATACATCACCGACTGATACAGAATCATACTTGTCGAGATACTCAGTCAAGGTATCCAGTAATGTGTCTGCATCTGCCCTGCTATCGAACACAAGGTTATCCATTTCATATCTAGCCCTGCCTCTAGGAGCTGATCTACGTTTACTGTGACTGCCGAATCTGTCATCATACGGTATACGCTCGATGCTTGTACGACTAATGCTGCTACGTCCACGTGATCTACGTCTGGTATCACCGTATAATGCCATATTGATAGCACCTTCGACCATGTCTACAAATGTATCTTTTAATGCTGGAATAAGTACATCATTGTAGATATATGATCCAACACCTCCAGATTCATCGCTTAAGAATGTTTCACCGAATTTCTGACCCATGGATTTTTTCTGAGTTGTTACTCTGCTCTTTACCACCTTTTCAATCTTCTTACGCTCTTCGGCTTTAGTAGGTTTTTTCTTTGTAGCCTTAGCGCCAGTTGTAATTGAGTTACTTTCTAATCGTTCCATTTTGGCTCCTTTCTAAACAAAAAGTCTAAGACCATGTTTCCATGATCCTAGACCCAAGATTACAAATCTTTTTTAATTCTTACTTTTTGTGTCTTCTTCGTCACAATCATCATCCGGCTCTGGATCTTCGTCCTCTGCTTCCCGATAATCTGCGTCCTTCGAATCCTTCAGCCGCTTCAAATCGGCTTTCTTTTCTTTTGCTTTCTCGACCAGCTTCATGCCTCCCTTAATCGCTGCTTTACCAAGCGTATAAGTTCCGACAGCAGCCAGAGCAATTAAGCCAATTCCAAGTTTACCTAATGAATCGTCTTTAGTCTCCTCAGTTACAGGCGTCGTAGAAACAACGTCCTCTGATACCATAACCTCTGTGTTCTCGTTCTGTAATTCTAACATAATTTTGTCCTCCTTAAAATATTTTTATATCTCTCATTATAATATATGAATTTTTTGCGAGCCTACATTATCTCACGATAGTCAAACCTCGGGTTTGCAAAATATCCAACAGTCAGGCACGGCTTCCCGTTTCGTAATGCCGAGTCGAACTGAACATCCAGATAAGTGTCAGGAGTCCATCCTACATCATCACCAACTTCCACATGGTTTGCGTCTACTTCGTCGTAGAATTCGTTTAGAGATATAAACATTTCTCCAGAGAGGAATCGATCTTTGATCCTGCTAACGGCCTGCAATACATCATTTCTTGTTGAGTAGAATATATTGCCAGTGAACAGATCAATACAAACTTCTTTTCCGTCAGGAACACCTTCGAACTTAGATTTTGGGATCTCCTTTACTTTCTCGTCTCTAGCAGCTTTGGTAGCTTTAGCATCAGTCTTCGATGATACCTTAGCTACGTTTCTACGGTATCTGTCGTATGCATTGGCTGTAAACTCATACATTGCTGTCATGGCAGTGAGTCTAGCTGTGCTGATCTTATACGATCCAACGAATGCCGAGATGCTTAATGCTCCTAAGATTACTGTAGGGACATAGCACTTCCAGCAAGACTTTACAATCTGCTTAGGTCCAAGTTCTTCGAATCTGTAATTCATATCAGACTTTGCTACAGACATTGGAAGTTCTTCGTATTCGATTTCTCCTCTCTCGTATCTGTTTGCAATCTCCTCGTCCATTTTGTCGATTGCCATTGGGGTAGCTTTGACTGCACTGATTACTGTAGCAGCCAGTCCTCCGATTCCAGCAATCATAAGAAGCATCGGTGCATTCTTATCAGCAACTACTGGTATTTTGTTTGCCTCCTTGATTAAGTTGTTTAAAAAGCTCATATGTTTTCTCCTTTCTTATATTAACATGCTTGAACTGCATTCCATATCTTTAAACCAGCCTTTGGCTTCTCGTTTTTCTTTCTTGGTTTCCATGAATAAGCCGTGCGGTAAATCGAGATATCTTATATAATATCCATCAGTGTTTTCAAACGGTACTAACTGAATATCAATCCATTCATCAGTCTTATCGTTTTCATCCATATCGATCTTAGACCACCCAACAATGTTTCCAAAGTTTGTAGGATGTAACTCAAGATCGTTCCTAAACTGATTCAGTGTTACTGTCTGATTTGGACTCAAAGCTAATTTCCTGTTTAGCTTTAGAATAGCTGATTCAACTGTCGCTTTGTCTGTATAGAATCCTTCGTCCGTCAGGCTATCAATGAAGAAGGTCAATCCAGTCGTATCTGCGAATCGTGATTCTTTTTCAGATACTGTTTTCGTTATTGGTGTTCTACTTGCTTTCCAGATGTCTTCTTCTTTTTCTTTGCCTACCTCGTGTACTACCTCTTCTCTGTATCTTTTAAAGTTTGCCTGTAAAATGCTCATAGCACCTGCCAATGCAGCGAGCTGTTTCTTATTTAAGAAGTTTGATCCAAAGATGCACCATATTGTAGCAGCGCCAACTACAATAGACGGAGCATAAATCGGAGCCGCAACCTTTACTTCTTCAATAAATGTAAGCTCTCTATGCTTCTTTTTCTCGACCTCATCGATCTTAAGTGTCGCCTTTATAGATGCCTTATTAGTAAGCACATTAGATACGACTACGCCTATAGCCGCACCTATAGACAAGATAGTAGACATGTTTTTTTTAATAAAATATCCTACCTGTTCAGTATTCATTTTGACTCCTTTCTAGAAAAGCTTAAAGGCCATGTTTCCATAGCCTATAGCCGATCACTTAATGATTCTCACAATGTTTAATGTTGAAATCCACTAATGCTTTGAGGACTTCAGGGTTCTTTACATTCTCATTGATCATCAGGTTGTAACAGCAATTCATTCCCTGGTCGAATCCTTTATGGTACATCGATTCCATGCAATTTGCAATGCCATGTCCAATACGATTACCAATCAGATAACAACCAGCTAACCACGCTACTACTTCAATCTGATCTTTATGATCGTGCACAAACTCCTTTACTCCGTTCAACTTCTGTTTAGTTTCTTCTTTCATTTTAATACTCCTTTCGTGTTAAACAATAAGTTCTCATTATAATACATGATTTATTTGCGATAAAGAAGAGAGGACTAATTCAGGTCCTCATCCTCTTTTGAGTCGGTTGACTCTATAGCTTTTACCCTTTCATCGACTGCTTCATCGATATGCATCTGTGTTAAACAGATTCCTAAGAATCCTGCTATCGCTGTGCATCCGATCTGTCCAATCTTTAACAAAGTTTCTTTGCTCATTTTATCACCTCCTATTATATACTATGATTTACTTGCGAGACGGTTGAGTTCATTCATCATGATGTGTATGCCTTCAAGCCTGCCTGTTAAACGTTCAGTTTCCTTAATGATTTTCAGTCCTTCCGCTGATTCTTCATCTGGCAATGCTTCTGCTTCCTTATTTAATTCTTTTGCTCTTGCTAAGATTTTCTCTGCTTCTCTGTTAGCAAAGTCAATCATAACTAATAACTTATTGGTTACTATGATTTTTTCTACTTTCATATTTAACTCCTTATAATTTACTTGCGATCACGTCTATCGCATACTATCATGACTATAAACGCGGTTAAAACTGCTAATAAGAATGTATCCATAATAACTACTCCTAATAAATATCAATGTGGTCTACTTCACTTTGCCATTGCGGGTAAGCGTATGCACAACTACCATGTTTCTTAACTTCCGATGATAAGCTTGACTCATTTACTACGAATTCTACAATCGATCCATTTGCATTTTGACGTCTTGTAGAATCGGTATCTTTGTCTGCTTTACAGTCAGCAAGTATACCTGTTATAGTTGTACCATTCTTAAGCACAATATCAATGTATTGTCCAACCTTAGTGGTATAGTATGATCCTACGGCAATACACCATCGTCCGTCGTATGTCCAAATGCCAGATGAATCGAGTCGATATTTTGATTTCATTTCGTGCTGGTCCGTCCCTACACTCGTAATACAATCTGCATCCATGTATGAGAAGAATCCATTTTGATCTGGGACTGATTTTGTTTCGCCGATAGGATAGCTTACAACTGGTGTGTCGTTGTCTTCTACACTAACATCTGGTTCGAAGTGATACGGTGACATATAAGTATCTTCTAATTCAGCAGTTTTTCTCTGCAGCTCTTTTACGATTCGGTTAGTTTCTTCTTGCTGCTGTTTGTATTCATATTGCGCCCATACCAGAAGCGATACAAATATTATGATAAAGATTATGAATAATTTATTTTCCTTTTTCAATCCCTTCTCTCCTTTTAGCTTCATTGTATTCTATTGGAGTTGCAGACCAGCAATACCAATTGTCTTGTACACGCCGACCAGCATGAACTCTACAATCTCCTGCACCATGATTATATTTGTCTGGTTTACATCTCTCGCAATAATACTCACAGTCTTTGCAGAAACATTTTGCGGTAGGTCCTCCTTTAAACCTACTTTTCAGCTTCTTCTGGTATCTACGGTTTTCTGCTGCTTCCTCAGCGAGCGTAGTAAGTACTACCATTACTGTAACTGCAAATATAAATACCGCTATTACTCCAATGCTTGCAAATATCTTAATCATTTTGACTCCTTTCTGGAAAAGCTTAAAGGCCATGTTTCCATAGCCTTTAGCCTTAACTTTTGTTCTTAGATCTTTGTCTTTGGGAAGATCCCAGGAAATGCCTTACTGAGTATTGCGCCTCCGTTACATTCAAAAACCATAACCCCGATGCTCAATCCAGTCCAAGCTGCCAGCGTCAAGCCAGACTTGATCATTTCTAACTTTGAGTTAGTTTTGGATAGTAGCAGTTCACGCTCTCTAATGTCAAGCTCCCGTTCTTTGTGGCTCATCTCTTTTTCAGATAAGCGTTCTTTACTAAGGATCTCTTTCGTTTTGAGATCGTACTCCTGTTTGAGTTTATCCTCTTCTAACTTCAATTTGTAGAAATCGACCAAGTTTCCGGCAATAGCGTTTCGCTCGTCTCCGATTTTCTCATCAAAGAGTTTATTGTCCTCCTCGATAATTGTCTGTTCCAACACTTCTCTTAAGTCTGTAGTTCCTTCTTCTCTTGCCATTTTAAACTCCTTTCTAATTTACAACAAGTTCTCATTATAAGCCTTGTTTTATTTGCGTTTCTGGCATTCGTCGCACTTCGAAGGTTACAGTATCTGACTCATACATTTTCTTGAGAGAATCTTTATCTTTAACCTCCAGAGCACAATAATATGCATCGTGGTCCTCATCGTCCCTAGCCATTTTGATAATTCCAGGACAAGTCAGTTTCACTTTAGTTTTACCAACATACATGCCTGCGATATATCCAATAGTTACGCATATAATACTTACTAAAACATTCATTTTGACTTCCTCCTTAAACAATTGTACAGACTGATCTTGCATCCGATCGGGCGTCCATTATCGTCTACAATAGCTTCGAAATTTCTGTCTTTAGAATCTCTTCGAAGGGCTTCATGGACGAATCTTGCTGTTGCTTCTTCGTCCGCTCGTACGTATTGCATTTCTGCTTCTGATAAGAAATTCCCGTAAATGTTGGGTTTACAATAATACTTGTAGCGTTCTTCACAATCTTTCACCGCCTTTTCGAATGCATGTACCTTATAATATTGGTACCACTTATAATAGAAGTAGAAGTTTACACGTCCTGTCTCAAAGACAATTGTGCATATAGGCCATCCATTTCTATCAATCATGTTCTTTACGATCTCTGGTGCATGTCCAACCGCAGCAACACTTACACTAGTTTTTAACATTATTTTCCCTCCTTCATACTTTTAAACAGGATCTCGAAGCTGTCATCATTGAACTCAATTGCATGAGCAATATCTTTTGCAACAGCTCGAGCGTCTACAGGCATATTTGGCAACTTACCTGACACTAACGGACTCTTACCAATTGTCTTCATAACAGTATTCAGGTCAATGTATTTTGACATCTTTACAGCTTTAAAGCCAGATAAGTCAACGATACCAGTTGCAACATGGATATCAAGTATATTGTTGTCCAGATACACCATCTTCTTATCGATATCTTTTCCAGAGAATGGAATAATCATACTCTGATCATTGTCCCGATATAAGAATACAGCAGACAACAGGTCTCCACAATCCGGAACTAACCGAATAGAATTGCACTCAGCTGCAACCTTACTCTCATGAAACTTTCCATCCAAACCAATAAAATCCTCTAAATACTTTGCTACCATTTTTTGTTTCCTCCTTTAAAATAAAAATATAAAAAAGAGAAAGGGCCTGAAGCCCAAACTCTTTAATCAGCTAGTTCGACATTATAAACCCTTCTTCCATTTTTTACAAGATATTTCATTAACTTATACATTTTCTTAGGTTTTCCTAAGACCGCACAAGAATCCCGATCTAAACGATATATTTTTATATCATTCTTATCACAAAATCCTTTGATCTTATCAAACTCTTCCTGAAAATAAACGTTAATAACAACAGTTCCTCGTAACATAATAAGTACCTCCTTTAAATACGTCTCTAGTTTCTCATTATACACTATGAGATTTTTGCGAGGCGCTCGAGTTCTTCCATGATAAGGTTAATACCTTCAATTTTACCTGCTAAATGTTGTGATTCGACAAGAATATTTAATCCTTCGACTGAATTTTTATCAGGTAATGCTTTCATTTTCCTATTCAATTCTTTTGATCGCGCTAAGATTTTCTTCAATTCCTTATTTACGAAATCATACATAAGTTCTGCCTTATTGTTTTCTAAGAATTCTTTTAATGTCATATCATTACTCCTTTCTAAAAGAAGAGAGGACATGAATTAGTCCTCATCCTCATTATTATCTTTCTTTGAGTTTCTTTTTGATGATGCTGTAAGCTACTACTCCAACACCAACTCCGATCATCGTGAATGCAGCGCCTGCAATAATTCCGTCATGGTACATCTGACCACCGAATTTTGTCATAGCGTCATACTCATCACTATTCACATCACCAGCTAATTTGACAATAATAGCTTTCTGTTCATCTGTAATAATGCTACTCATATAAATCACTTCTTTCATTAAACACCATGTATATCTTGTGAAAAGAAACGGAAGCTAATTATCTGGTTCCCGTGCTCCATCTTTCGATTTCGTTTCCATAAGATAACTGTCCAGCCCAGGTCATTAGCCTAGGATTCGCTTACTCCATCTCTCATTATAATATATGAATTTTTTGCGAGCCTAAATAAAAAGAAACGGGCTTTGAATCGCCCGCGTCCCTAGATTATTTAGTTTTCTTCTTTGATTTTCTAGATTCAGCCCATATCTGTATTTGGCCATACTCCCATACCAATGCTGCATAACCAACCGCACTAAGTCCTAATCCGACCCAGAGACCTACATTGTCGATCATCCAGATTCCAACTATCATTAGTAATGTTGGTGTGCATATGTAACTTAAAGCTGCTACCAATCCAAATGTTCTTTTAATCTTTCTTTTCATATTAATTTACCTCCTAAATATAATCTTCATTATAAGCCATGAATATTTTGCGAGGTAAAAAGAAGAGACCCTGAATCAGGCCTCTACTCTTTGATCATCAATAATTTTGAAGTATTCAATTTTAATGTCCGGATAGCATTCCGTTATATACTTTCTTATTTGGAGATATGTTCCATAGCACATCTTGCAATTCAATACCCATTCTCCATTGATGAATAATACATCTGTCGATTGTATCTTACCTTCAGTGTATCCACACCAATCAAGTATTCCTGATATTCGTCCCAAGATATAGTCGTTAACATCATTCTCTTTGATCATAATTTGATATAACATTTTATCCATTATAAAATCCTCCTTAAATATAATCTTCATTATAATCTATGAAAATCTAGCGAAAAAGAAACATACCATGAATATCCAGCGATAATGTAACGTCCCTAGGCAATCGCATGGAAAGTCTAGGGACATATATGCATACTACTGCCTTTTTGCCGAAGCAGCTTTGCGTTTGTTATGCTGGCTAGTGCTAATACCGAGCAGAGCACCAAGAAAAGTATCCACTGCAGTAATAGTTCCTACTACCTGGTCTCCATACGGAAGTCCCCAGATGGTAGCAAGTGTGAAATACAGAGTACCAATCGCTGGTAAGGCAATCAATGCAATCCATTTAAGAATATCATACTGTTTATTTGTTAACTTCATTTTGACTTTCTCCTTCTGATATTGGTGGTACGGTAAATATTTTGAGACGGTTGACTCCCTCCATAACCCTCTTTGCTGAGCCATTCCCGCCTAGTGCTTTGTATGGTTCGTAAAGATAGTCGCTCAGATTCTCATATTCATCTTTGGTGATCCATCCGCGTTCAATGTATGTCATTCCTAACGCTACAATGCGGTCATGGGCCAGTCCAATGAGCATCTGACTTTGTAATGATTTTTTGTCATCTTTTTTCTGGAGCCAAGCCCAGAATCCCGAGGATGCAATAACCGAGCACAACACAGTAATAATTATCGATACGATGCTTTCCATAATTTCCTCCTTATGCGATTACTCTATCAAGTTCATAAGGAATAAACATCCATGCGTCATTACCTAATACAGAATAAGCTATTGAAAATATCTTAGTTCCATAATCGACTATAAAGTTGCAGACCCATTCTTCAGCCCATATCCAATATTCTGGCTTTACAACCTTATGAATATCGTCTAGCAAACTGTAACTAACAAGAGCACAATGACCTAGCTCATGGATAAGAACTTTCATAAGGAGTGCACCAGATAAGCTCCTCGACATGAAAATAGTTGCAAGGTTTGGATCAGTGGTGGCTAATGTCATTTTTCCAGTCCTATCCATAAGCATTTTGTCATTTGGGTTTACGAACTTTATTCTCCATAAATATCCATTCATTGAGAATCTGTCCATAATCGCAGTTCTCTTTAGATACTCATGCTGTCTACTAATGTAGAAAGTTCGGTTTTCATTCTGCGTTTCCATCTTTTGTAACAGCAGCAATATCTGCAAGACTTGGTGCACTACCCATATTAAACATAATTACTTCCTCCTTATTTTACATGAAAGAACTGTTCTGCTTGTCTAATAGCATCTTCTTTACTTACACCCATAGACTTACAAATGTTCTCTGCAATCTCCTGTCCCCTTTTCTCATCGCCAGATTGAATAACATTAATCATACTTTGAGCATTTGGGTTATTGGCAATATTAGGATTCTCCTTTAGAATCTTCATCGCCATTTGCTGAATGCATTGACTTATCATTCTTTTTGTCCTCCTTGAATCGCGACTTATTTTGATGATTTTGCCTCTTGAGCATGTTTTCTATCCTGTCAAGTTGAGCTTTTAATTCTCCGGTGCTATCACCATTTTGACACTCTGATTGAGCCTGCTCATTCGAACTTGGAGAATAGATAAGACTTTGCAGAACACCATTACTGTTCCACTGCTTGGCAATAATGCTCTTACAATCTTCTGTCATAAACAGGCAAATGCTACCATCCATCGGTATTTCTGCAGGTACAATGTCCTGTTCTGAAGTTACAATCCTTCCTCTGATTGGAATAATTGGTTGTTGGTTCGCCATTGCATTTGACAGATTAGGCTGCCCTACGGCCCGGTTGTTCATAACTTGGGGATTATGATTTAACCTTGGTCCTCCATTCCAATTTGGTTGGTCTACAGGACCCATAGGCTGTCGCATTCCCTGGGTATTGATATTTGGTGTATAATCCATAGCAAAACAGCTCCTTTCTTATTTTGATTGAAATGTTCTTATCCCTAGACACAAACGAGTAAAAGTCTAGGGATGTTATTAAATTTTCTTTTAACGTCGCTTGGACGATCAAAAATTACTGCAATGGAATCACCTCCCTAAACCATTTTGATTTATGTCAAAGACTCGCTGGTATCCTCTGATTCGGATGTAACAATTGGATCGTTCTTGTAGGCTCTGATGGTGACATCATTAGATAACCCATCATGGATCTCAATAACGTTATCCAGTTTGAACCCATCGAATGTAGTGACATTTCCATTGTCGTCTGTGATCTCCATATGAGAGATATTGTCGGCATTGTGGGCCGTAGAAGCGATTCTGTCAAACACTGCTGGGGATTCATATGTTGAAGTAATGTTCAGATAAGTTCTACCTGATTGATTCTGAGCATACTCTCTTGTAAATTTTCGAATATCAACTGTCGTTCCATTTCCGAATTTAAGTTTCATTTTGATCCTCCTTACTTAATTCTTTAAGCATATTAAGTTCTTCCTCTCCGATAATAGGAATGGCCCATTCGTCCGGGCAGTATATTTTGAACCTCTGTTTCCAATGTTTCTTACGATACCACTTATTCCAGAAGTATGCATTTGCAAGAGATCGAGTCTTGTGCATATCGCAAATATAAGTACAACGAGAATCTGGAGTTCCATTTTCTTGGTAGTTGTACGCAGAGCACCAACTGCAACCCTCGGCTATAGGGCAATAGAAGCATTCGTCACTAGACTCTGTTCTTCTGTCGATCTTATTCAGACATTCGACGCATTGCTTGTCGCATGTTCTCTGTGCAATCCCGAAATTTACGTGGCCAATTCTAAGAGGCTCTCGAGATGTTCCTAGACTGCTCTCCATATACCTTATACATGGATAAAGCCATCCGTCTGGGTCCATCGCCAGCATGAAGCCAGTTCCTCCACACCAGTTTTCGACATCCGTTTCTTCCTTTGGTTTGAAGAAGTCATTCTCGAATAATGCCATGAAATGGTCGTCGGCTAAGTCATTTTCAAGCCAATAATCGGCTAACATTTTGAGCTGCTCATAATAGATTTTTGCGTGCTCCAATGTCCATCCCTTTTCATAAACGACGTTCGCATTGATATCTTTGTATCCAAGTTCTACCATATGCTTAATCGCCGAAAATAGATGCTGCACATTACCTGGCGCTATGGTGATCTTAGAGCCCATATAGTATCCTCTTGATATCCAATCACGAGCTCCAGCTACTGCCACATCATAAGACCCAGTACCATCTGGAAAGACTCTACAAGCATCATGCAGAGCCTTATTTCCATCGATGGTAATTGAGAAAGAGAGATTATGCCGCCATTTGTTCAGGAACTTCTGAACCTTAGGCTCAAAATATAATACACCATTTGAGCAAATCGAAATACAGAATTTTGTTGCCCATGGATGCATCAACTCGATAGCTTTATCATAGAAATACGTGCAAATCTGATCAATAAGATCCACGCATAAGAAAGGCTCTCCGCCAATAAACTCAATGATAATACCAGGTGATGTAGAGGCGTCGATGTAGTTACCGAGGCGTTCATCACCGGTAAGAAGCATATCAATAAGTTTCTTTGCATCTTCGAACTTCATTTTTCTCTTGCCTTTGTTTATCTGGTAACAGTAGGTACAGCACAAGTTACACTCGTCTGTTACTTGAAAAGTCACGGTACGAGATAAAGTTCTTCTGTCAGATGCATTATTTGTAATAATTGTCTCAGGATACAACCTTCCAATCATATCCTGAAACTGTTCAAACTTCTTCATAGGCTTAGCCCTCTAATACGGTAATGTGTACGAGGTGCTCTGAAAAGTCTGTTACTGCCCATCTGAATTTAACATCTTTTCCTTCATGCTCCAGAACACGAGGCTGTAAAGACTTTTCTAACTCAGCTTTAGCAATGTCGTAGGAACACTCAGCCTCTTCAAGCAGTTTGTGATAATGCTTGAATGGTACTGAGTCCAGCACTGAAGCATCCGTATCATCTTTCGCCGACTCAAGCATATGAGCTACAACGTCTTTTCTAGTCATAACCTCGTATGCAAGTCTCTGTAAATAGTCAGCTGTTTCCTTGTTAAGTTCTAATGTAAAGTTTTTCATATTAGTTAACTCCTTTTCTTTTAATAGTTTTATGCTTTGATATTAAAATGTAATTCGCTATAATATGTATTAGCGAATATCGCTAATGGCTTTCCCTTGTTAATCTTTAGCTTATATGTTGGATAAACTGGAACAAGATACCAATCATTTTTGCTATCTAATTTTATAGTCGGTTCGTTGGCACTCATTTTGGAAGGGTCAAGCAATGAATCATGTTCATTAATAAATGTTATTGCTGTGTCGCCCAGATTTGTTTTCTGATTTAAAATCGTTAAACCATCAATATTAAAATTATACTCTGTTCCTTTTCTAGTTACGCTTACAGATTTAGCAGTTACTAAATCGGTGTCAACTGCATAAGTCCATTCACCATTCGCAATCAGATCTACTGTTGGGTCCTCACCCCCCCGATACTACCGCGCCAAACGCTTGAGCTTGACAGGTACCTGTACACGTTGCTGAGCAGGTAGTAGCACATGCGTTTTTACATTGTCCACTACAGCCATTACTACATCCGTCGCAATTTCCAGTACATGAGCCGTAACATCCAGAACCACATCCTCCTGAGCATCCACTACAGCCGCCTGAACATCCAGAGCATCCTTCGCATCCCGTTGTACATGCCGATTCACATGATCCTTCGCACCCACTGCAGTTACTAAAGCAAGTAGCTTCACAAGACCCATCGCAGCCAGCATAGCACCCAGTACAATTGCCTCCGCATCCACTTGATCCAGAACATCCTCCACAAGATGAACATGAAGAACACGAACTAGCACAGCCAGTGCAACTATAGCATGTGGCACAAGCCGAACCCTTTCCTTTCGATGAACATGAACTAGAACAAGATCCTCCGCATCCTTCGCATCCTGAGCACCCTTCACAAGATCCGTCGCACCCACTGCACCCATTGCAAGATCTCCCACACCCTTCACAAGATCCAGAACATCCTCCTTGGCATCCACTGCTACACCCTATGCAACCAGAGCAAGCATTGCATCCTCCACAATTGCCAGAGCATCCTCCGCAGCCACTCGAGCCGCTGCCACCAGATCCACCAGATCCGCTACATCCACCAGAACAGCTGCTACATCCGCTGCATGTACTACCGCACGTCCCTACGCATAGTCCAGAGCATGCTCCTCGGCATGAAGAGGTAGCCCCATCGAGTGGCTCTTGAGATAATGAGTCAGTATAAGACAGTAATTCATTATTGAACGATGACGGAATCTTAGATCCTGTCTTAAGATCGACAGTATTCAAATTGCCATGATCCTTAATGTTCAACAAAGGCTCGATTACTTTTTTGCCTTGGTCAGCAGTAACTTTAGTTCCGGATATAGGAGTTGTTGAGAAGTCATATGACGCAGATGCGAACCCAGTCATAGAACCATTGTATGCTCTACGCTGCATTTCCGTTTTTACCTTGGCTTTTAGAGAGTTTACCTCTGCCGCGGTAAGAAAATTAGGCATTATCTTCACCCTCCTTTTTAAAAACTTTATTTGATTTTTCCTCCCGGGGATTTTTTACATTTCGTTTTTTTGTTATCTTTTGCAAAACGATCAAATCCTGATAAATACATTATTTATACCCCCATTTTGAATTATCCCCACGAAGCTGCTAATGGTACCCAGGCAGAACCATTGTAGAATTTAGCCACACCTGAAGTATCAATCCATAGAAGCTTTGTATTAGATGGGGCTGAAGCGCCGTAAGAAGTTCCACCAGATGATAGCTCGGTTACAGTTCCATCTTCAGCAACATGCTTCATAGCATTTCCATTACCAGAGTCAATCCATAAAGTGCTCCTTTTGGCGTTTGGCTTTGAATCTGATTTAACAACGTCAGAACCATATATATCTAAAGCTCTAGTTGGAGTCCATTTACTTCCGGTCCAATATTGTATGAGACTTCCACTAGATGGGTCAATCCATAAATCTCCAGCTTTAGGATTAGCAGGAGCGTTTACCCCATAGCTAACTCCACCAGACTCGGCTGATTTCTTGATTGATTCTAACAGATATTTACCATTAGGAGCATCTGCGTGGAATGACTGAACATTACCTGGCGAGATAATGTGAGTAGCTCCATCGAATGTTTTTAGATCGAAATTAGGAAACTCTGTAGCCTGAGTGATCTTCGTAGTAGAGGATTGGTATGGGGTGAATACTGTTGTGTCGGAATCGTCAAGAGTTACCATGATGTCCGAAATTGTAGCATTAACATTTGAAGCTGGGTTATTATATTGAATCGCAATAACGACATGATGCTCGCTCCAATCATAAGCATCATGTTTTAAAATATCAGAAAAGTTTTTAACAAATACATTTGTATTTGTAAAAACTTGAATGTACGCTTTAACATTAGTTACACTTTTTTTAGCGCTTATTTTTAGGTCATGCCCCGCTTTTAGCATTCTCAAAAGAAATGCCTTACATTCATCCGTACTAATAATGAAAACTGAAAAATCATTTTCAGTTGTTCCTTCGATTTTAATCATTCCTTCTTTTAAAACTGTAAATGTGAGACCGTTATTATTCGCAGTTTTCTGAGCATACGGATAAGCAAGAATATTCTTTCCGATCGTCTTAATATCATATCCGGAATATGGAACGAAATCATCTATTGTGGCTTCGAGATCGGATGTAACCATTGGTTTAAATGTAAGATTTGTCACTGTTGTCCCTTTATTAATATAGAGCCGATAAACTAAATAAGGATAAGCATCGTCTATAATTACCCCATTTCCAATATCAGATGCTTCTGCTTTCACTTCTGAGTTAAATTCCGAGTTCTCATAATAACGAACGTCGATTCGATAAGTGTCATGACTTCCATTTTTAGGACAACCTAGTAGCTTACACCCCCCAACAGTATTTTTAAATTGTGTTGCCTGTAAGTTGTTTCCGTTAAGATATAGTATAACGTTCGCCCTAGCTGTGCCATTTAGTGTGTACGTATAATCTTCGTTTTTAATAACTTTTATCCCATCCCTATTAGCAAATCCTGATAAGTTCGAATTCAGCAAATTCCTCATAACATTACCTATCATTAACGGGGCTTCGACAGTACCAAGAAGATCTTTTTTCGTTGACTCAATTAGCGACACTTTCTCATTACCTAGCTTTTCTGTTTCCAGAGTAAGTTTAGCACCAAGGTCGCCTTCGAGTTTGTTTTTCATATTCTCAAACCACTTATCGAACTCGGCCTGAGATGATTTTTCCCACTGCTGGAATGTTGACCAGTTAGCATCATAAGCGGCTTTAATTGTAGCAAACCACTGGTCATAGCCGTTCTTAATGCTGTCATACCATTTCTGATAATCCGATTTTGAAGTTGCTTCCCAATCAGCAATCTCTTTCTTAGCGGCAGCAAGCCAAGCCTGATAATCCTGTTTCTCACCATTCATCCAAGTATTGAAGTTAGCGGTGTTTTCCTCTACAAACCTATTCAAAATATCTTTCCACTGAGGAATAAGCTGTTCAATGCTAATTACTTCGAGAATACCCGTAACAAATGGACATGCACTCGTCCCTACACAGTTTTCGATATCTGCCTGTCTAATGGACGTAACCTCTTTGCCAACCTTAACGTAAGCCAACGGATACTGATGAACTTCCTTAGCATTTGTCAATGCTGGCTTGGTAGGCGTAGAAGATGGCGTTCCTTTAATTAGTTTAATGCTATTCGCCCTTACCGCCTCGACAGAGTTGATCTCCAGAACAATTGCGTCGATTCGGTCCATAAGAATCTCTGATGGTGGAATCGTCACTGGGTAAAGTGCATCGTTGTAACTCCAAGTATGATTGAACCATGCTCGGCCAGTTCCAACTGTTACGTTCATCTGGTTGCTCTGCTTTACAACAAAACAGTCACCAATAGATGCGAATATTCCATCTCGAATTAGACCATCAAATAATCTCGAAATGTCTGTAGCATCATATAATCTATCATGGTCTACGGAATTAAAAAATCCAGATGCAAAACTCATATTTTTCCTCCCTTATCTTATTCTTTAAGAGCCGACTGGTATTCTGTTATCATCGGCGCTTACAAAGTCTGTAAAAGTAGGGTATGAAGTTTCCCCACTAGAATCTTGGGACATAATAAATTCCGACACGGTCGACGTCCCCTTAATACCATAGTCGTTTTCTATCTGTACTATATCCCCCATTTTGAAATCTCTTCCATACACAAACATAGTATGAGGATCGACGTCCCCGTCCATAGATATTGTATGTGGCTTCTCAGCTAGAGCCTCTTTGCCCTTCTGAGCAACTACTTTTAATCGTTCGGCGTCGCTCATCTTATGATCCTCATCCTCAGATGTTATAGATCCCGCGTCAACATATATCTCACATCTATGCATTCCGCTTAATTGTTCCTGGGATTCTCCCTCCCTAGTTACTTCTTTAGTAATCTTCAATGGATTCCCTGATAACGTCTGTGTATCTCCATCCTCTCCAACAGTTAACGAAACATTCGCGTAATCTTCTTTACTGTCAAGATAAGATGTGTTATTTAAGTTTTCAAATGACGGACTGAATACAACGTATGGAGTTAATTGCTGTGCATAAGATCTATCAATACCTTTGTACAGCTCAAACTCGAATTGTTTATTTTCATTTAGTGTAATTTTAAACCCAATTTGCTTCTCGACACAAAGTGAGTTTATTGCCTCATATAAGTTTTCATGTTGCTCATATTTAGCATCAATTGTTAAAGCAGTTATTCTGCTGTCTGTACTCTTCTTGAATACAAAGTTAGAAATCTTTCTTTCTGATTTTGACGGCGATATGATAGCGTCATTTATTAGCTTCTCTACGCCATCTTGGAAATTACCACTCAGGGTAGTATTGTCCCAGATTATTCTGCGCTTTAATAAGCTCTCAAGGGAATAACCTATTACTTTAATTGTAGGTCCTTCTGTGGCATTTGTTTCTAGAAGCATTCCCTGAATAATCATCATGTGAACTGAACTATCATTTTGAAGATAGTAGTCGTTGACTAGATAAGGGAATACCCCATCCATATCCAAAGTGAGGTATAGTTCAAAGTCTCCATTCTCTTGATATCTATCAGTCCAAATGAAGGACTTGAACCTGTCAATGATGGCTACTTTTTCAAACCGTGAGTTTAATATTGTAGCTTCCATTATTTACCTCCTTAAATCATACTCCTTCATAGATTGTATCATTTTCAATCTTGAACTGAATACTCATTGCACCTTCTGTAGCATTGTAAATGAAGATGTTATCTCCTTTTGACAGCTGGAACCAACTAGATCCTTTGCCTAGGCAGTTGAGAATATTTGTTGTTAGTCCAGCTCTCAATAATGTAACTGACTTTTCTCCTCGCTTAGTGTTAATGATAATATCATCTCCAGCACCATATGCTTGCCCAGTTAATGTCTGTATAAAGTCAGTATTTATCCTCATAACTTCACGAGTTCTAGCATTATAGATTACGATATCTTTTACCGTATCTAATGCATGAATCGTTATTATTATGCCAACTGAAGCATCTCCTTTGTACGTTATTATATTCTCGTACATGTGCACGATATCGCCAAAGTTTATGAGCTTTTCAGTTAATGAGTTGTTTTCAAATGGAAATTCAAATTTAGGATTGACACCACTAAACAATGTAAGCGTCTTTCCATTAGTTGCATAAAAGTATGGATCTGGACAAATTACGGAAATCTGAGTTGCTTCATGTTCCTGGAATATTGCAGGCTCATTTGACTCGACGTAACCGAAAGCGTCAAGAGATCTCTGATCCGTTACGAATGTCAACGTGATATATCTCTTGATAGGGAAATACTTATATGTAGTATGCCTGATGGTTTCAATGTCTGTTCCGAATCTAAAGTCCAGATCCATAACAATGTTTCTAGTTTCAAGCTTAGCACTATTGTATAATGCTCCGTCGCCGGTCGCTATCTCACTAGTATTGATCGTGGCCTTTACGGGCCCTAATCCGTCGATGTTTGTTATAGCTAGACCCGAAACCTCAGGCCTAGCTAATTCCATTTCTAGGGATTCCCCTAAATAATTAGTAACAATTACTTTCTTTATCATTTAAGAGCCCCCTTTAACTGACTAAACTGATTCTTTGTCTGTCGATATATCTCTGTATTAGATAGTGCAACAGGAGAATTGTTTGTCTGATTGAATGTGTAGTTATTAGTTACATTGGTACTAGATCCTTTTAGAGCGTGACCAGTTTTACCCTTTCCGCCATTCTGTAATGCCGCCAAAGCTTTTTTAAGATTACTTCCCATTACACCTCCTGCCAAACTGCTAGCTATAGAAGCTGCCAAACCAGCGCTAGTTCCAGCTGCAGAAGATCCAGTCGCAGACGTTACCGCGCCAGATATAATTGCTGAATTCGTTCCTAGACTCGATAACCCAGATGTGCTAATGCTAGCAGTCAATGTAGGCATTCTTATCTTTGATAATACAGCGTTTACAGCATCTACTAAAGCTTGAGCAGCACTTACAGCTGAAGGTATTGCACCTTTTATTCCGTTAGCGAATGACGTACCGAGTGAGGTTCCTTTTGATCCGGCTTTTCCACTGCCTTTTCCAAATTCAGACAACGCTTTATCGACTACAGCTTTACAAGAGGATTCTACAGTTGACAATACTGATGAAGATGAAAGTCCAATAGCAAAGCGCGTACCCATAGATTCTCCAGCAGATTTAAAAGCTTTCTTGAAGTTTGTCTCTACGTAATTCGTGAAAGTAGAGCAAGCATTCTTAGCAGATTTCTTTGCTGACTTTGCAACGCTGTCTGCAGTAGAGTCAATTCCAGCTTTAAATTGTCCCCCAGCTTTCTTACCAGAAGACTTAAATGACGTATTTGTGTTAAGTGCTTCACCAAATGACTTAGCAACTGCATTAACTGTCTTTGTCGCTGCAGATCCTTTTAGATTTCTAGATGATCCTTTCTTAGAAGAGGTGGCTTTACCGGTAGCAGCATCAATCATTCCTTGATACATAGAATTGACAGCTCCTAAACCTGCTTCTTTGTATGAGTCTGATACGGTTTTTGCTACTTCCTCGTTTATTGACAATTTTTCAACATACAAATCGTTTATTTCTTTTCTTTCAGCAGGTGTCATGCTATAATATACATCAACAAGATCCGCTGCATTCATCCCCTGATCAACCAATTCTTTTAATAACCTTGGATCTAGGGACTTAGCAAGATCAACGATTTCGGTTTCCCATTTTTTTACAGCTTCAACGTTGTCTTTGGCTTGCTGTTTTACAGAGTTCTTTGTCATTTGCATTTTTTCGGCAAACAGATTATTTATTTCTGTAATTTGTTCGCTTGTTGCAAGTTTAAATCCTTCAATGTAAGGAATTGCTTGCGTCCCTAGACTCTTAAGATAATCCAACAGTCCATCTGCAAATTTCATGTTCTTAAGCTGCTCAAGTCCTTCGATAACTCTCTTTTCGGCATTAACCTGAGACCACATACGGTCTATGATGGTATCATTGCCAAGATCATTAACGACTTCTTCATATCTGGTAAAGTAATCCGTAGAACTTGAAATATCAAAGTTTGCGAATGATGTAAAACTGTCAAGGCTGCTCTTTACAGATTCTGCCATAGACTTAGCAGTATCTTCGATTTTCTTCTTCGCATCATCCCAATCATTATTAATTTTCTTGAGATTCTTTTCCATTTCTTTTGCTGCTTCTGAAACAGCATTAGGAATTTCTTTTACGTCCTTCTTAACATCTTTTGCAGTTTTCTTTACATTCTTCTTAGCCTTTTTCTTAGCTGCCTCTTTTTCCTTCTTTAAAGCAAACGACTTGATAATATCATTGGCTCCAGATTTTTGAAGTTTGAGATTCTTAACGTATACACTGTTGATTTCTTTACGCTCTTCGTCTGAAAACGTGAGCATCTCTAATACTTTACTAAGATTTCCAGGTCCTTCATCGACCAATTCCTGAACAAGGCGAATATCCCAACCTTGATTGAGCATCTTCTTTATGGAATTCTTCCATTTAACAGCATCTTGATAGGTTTTCTTATAAGAAGCAATAATGTCTTCTTTGCTTTGTTTACTGGCTTCTGCATAAGCTGCATTCGCTCTATCGATTTCTTCTTTCGAAGCATTAGCGAATAGCTTAATGTATGCATAGCCAGACTCACCCATACCTTTAAGAGTGTCGATAAGTCCCTTGCTAAGCCCCTTCTTTGCCGCCTGTGCAAGGTTATCTTTCATTTCCTGATAACCTTCAACCTGACTTTCCATGTTCTTAAGAACGGTACTCATTTCGTCGTCCATAGAATCAGAAAACTCTGAGAATATATTTCTAGAGTTATCGAATGCGATATTCGTAAACTTAGTATATTCTTTTATTGAATTAATGATGTTGTTTCTATATTCTTTGAACGTTGAGTTAATGTTAGATTGTATGCTTTTCTGATCTTCTTTCAGCTGTTTTACAGCATTTTTGATTGCTGTGTTATTTTCCTTAATGGCTGAATTAAGATTCTTTTTATTAAGCTTCTTACCCGATGCACTAAGGCCCTTCTTCAAACGATCCTGTGTTTTAAGAAGCTTCTTCAAAGCTGCTTCATGCTGCTTAACGGACTTTGTATCTTCTTTATACTGATCCGATTCCTTATATAGGGCAATAGCAAAATTCTTGATAGTTTTTTCGGCAGTTTTAGTAGCTTTACTAAGCGACTTAAGCTTAGGCGTTGTCTTAAGAAGTTCTTTTCCTAAACTCTTAGAAATTTTGGTAATCGTCTCGTATGGAGTTTTATTGAATGAGCTTACAGCCTTATCGAAAGTCTTTCCAAACTGATAAGCGACCTTAATGATTTTGGTCATCTTTATCTTTGCTTTCTTATTGTTCTTTTTAGACTTACTTGCGATCTTCTTAGAAGTTGCATCGTATGCACTAGTTACACCAGCTCCAGCTTTGTTAGCATTGTTGGTTATGTCCTTAGTAGTTTTGCTCATTTGATTGGAGAACGTGCTATTACCAGCATTAAGAATACCATTAACAGTTTTCATGACGCTGTCGACATTTTTTGTATCAACAGATTTTGATATTCCATCTTTAATGCCTTTTACGGTATTAGTCAGCGTCTTTTTTACTTTCTTTGATCCGCTTTTTATACCTTTGCCAGTACCGAGCAAAGTTCTTTCGCCAATGTCTATTCCAGCTAATGTAACATCTTTAGATTTTGATTTTACACCATTGGCAAATCCTTCTCCAGCATAAGCACCAAGTTTATAGGTTTTCTTAGATGGGGAATGAATGTCGAGTGCTTTCTTTATACCATTTAGAGCTTCCTTACCAACATCTGCCGCTGTCTTGGCAAGGCCAGTGACCCTAGATTTTATGCCTTTGATGATTCCAGACACAAAATTCTTACCGACGCTTAGCCATTTGCTTCCAAAAGATTTCGCCGACTTTATTCCAGAAGAAATAGAATCTTTTATTGTCTTAACCATCGTTGATGCTTTAGACTTAATGCCTTTCACGAGTCCACTGTTCATTATTTTGCTACCGATTGTCTTAAATAAGTCAATTCCACCAGTTAAAACTGTAACTGCAGCGTCAAGTACTGCTATTATCAATTTATTAACAGCTTTCGTAAGTTTTGGGGTATTCTTGTCAATGGCATCAGCAAGTCCATTAATGAAACTTATGATGAGATTAAATCCCGCATTAATAACATCTGGTAATTTGTCTGATATTGCATTGATGAAATTAATGACTATATCGATAGCTGATTCCGTTATATCACTTATGTGGTCTGCAATTCCGGATATGAAAGCCTCAAGTATATCCATACCAGCGTTAACAATATTCGGCATATGTTGAGATATTGTCGTTAGTAGTACGTCTATAAGTTCCACGGCAGTTTCCACTATGTCTGGAGCACATGTATTAATTACATCAAGAACTGTTAGTAATACTGTTTTAACCATATTACCAATAGCAGAAGCTCCATTTGCTATTGCTTTACAGAACTCGACTATTCCTTCGCCGATTTTAGAGGCTATTGCAGGTATTAGACCAGCTATTCCAGTTATAATCACAGATAAGGAAGCTACAATAGCAGTTGCACCTGCTGCGGTCGTACCAGCCAGAGCTGTAAATCCAGCCGCTATTGCTGTTAAACCAACACCAGCCGCTAATAATCCTGTGCCTATACCTAATACTGACACACCGATAAGCGCAAATGCACCTGCCATACCAAGTATAGCTGGTAATATAGGCACAAGTGCCGCTCCAGCAACTCCAATTACTGTGAAAGCACCGGCTAATGTCAATAAACTTTTAGCTATATCACTCACGCTCATATTACCAAGTAATAATAGCTGAGGCGTAAGTATTGCTAATGCTCCAGCAGCAGTCGTCAACGCTATGCTTCCAGAAATTGTTCCCTTCATTGCATTAAGCGCAATTGCTAAAATACTTAACGAACCGCCAATAGCAATTAGTCCTTTAGCTATTTCTGTCCACCCCATATTTCCGCTGTTAGATAGTGCCACCGCTAAAATATTTAACGCTGTAACAACAGCTATAAGTCCAGCGCCTTTTGCAATCATACCCTTTGGCATAAAATTCATTGCTGCTGATAATTCGACTAATGATGCGCCAATAGCAGTAAGACCTTTGGCTATTCCCGTCCAACTCATGTCGGAAAAGCTATGCATAGCCAATGCTAACAAATTCATAGCTATACTCAATGAGATCATCGCAGTTGACACACTGATTATTTTCTTAGCATTTCCTGTTAATGCCGTAAAAGCTGCAATGCTAACGAGTAAAGCAGCAACAGATGTGAGACCTTTTCCAATCTGTTCCCAACTTAAATTTCCGAAATTTTTAACTGCTTGTGAAAGGATTAGCATAGCCAATGATATTGAAATTATTCCTTTTGAAGCTTTTCCAACTTTATTTATTTCTTTTGATATTGCTTGAAAGGCTAACAGTTCGGCAAATAGTCCTCCGACAGCAGTCAATCCTCTTCCTATCCCAGCTAAATCAATAGAAGACAACTTTTTCATAGCTGATGATAGAATAAGTACTGCAGCACTTATCGATATCATTGCGGCACAGGATTTAGCTACACCTTTCATAGATCCACTTATTTTACTAAATGCTGCTAATGACAACATTAATTCACCAAATAAACCACTAATTCCAACTAATGCACTAGCTAGTCTGTCGGGTTTAATTGATGCTATTAGCATGAGAGATACAGCCAGTATACCTATTGCACTTGCGATTTTAATAAGAGCATCGGCTCTTAGTTTACTCTGAAATGCTTCAAAGCATTCTCTAACAGGATCTAGAATTTTTGTTATTCCATCAACCGTCTTTTTAGCATCTTTAAAGAACGAATTAAATTGTGATACAAATTTATTTAATCCGATAAGCATACCAGAGATAAGACCTGTATTTAAAATATCAAGGGCCGACTTTATATCACCGCTTCTAAATGCATTAGACATTCCGTTCCCGAGCATTTTGAAGAATGACGTTACCTTTCCACCGACTATTGTTATAATTTTCCATATTGCCTGAAGAACGGAAACGACTCCTTCGAGTCCTGGCAAAGCAATTTTCTGGCCAACAAGTTTTACAAAATTAGTTATTTTAGTAGTGACTCTATCTATAGCATCACCTGATTTTGAAATGGCATCACCTGCCGATGCAGTTATTGTCAGCAGTCCATCAGCGATAGCAGGAAATAGTTTACTGGCTATGTCTAATGATACATTTAAACCATTTCCTATTAAATTAGTCCCGATTTTTATAATCGTAAAGAAACCTTTTAAAGTTCTATACACTTTATCAATTGTGCCTTCCGACCACACTAGTTTCTTAGTGAAAGCTTCAAATGCGTCAGTTATATTTTTTATTTCTTTTGCATTCTTTTCTGGGAATATTGCTCTATAAGCAACCCTAAAAGTATCTAATACAGCAACGGCTGCTGCTAGAATATTTGTGAATGAACGCATTAACGAATTGTGTCCACCCATTTTCTTCCAAGCATCTAGAGTAGCATTCTTAGCGGCAAATGTCTTTACTATATAATTACCGATTATGCTATCTAGGAACCCCCAAAGCTTTTTTGATTCTTCGAAGTTACCAAATATTGTTTCCCATGTATGTTCCCATCCAGATCCGATCGCTTCTTTCCAAGCCGTAAACATCTGTCCAGCATCCTTAAATTCTGAAGCAGCAGCATATGCTTTTTGTCCTAGTTCGGTGGTCTCATCAGTATACTTACTAAGTGTTTGAACGAGCACGTCAGTAGTCATCCACTGATATTGAAGATTATCGTTCCAGTTTTTTGTAGCATTGAATGCGTCAGATGTAGCCCCTTTAGCATTTGTAGTTGCGGTGTAGTAGTCTTCACCCTTTTTAACGACTGTCCCTAAAGCAACCGCTGTATCAAGCAAATTCTGTTTGAAATCCATGGTTGCCATATTCGCTACTTCGATTGATTTCCAGTCTATAAGTTTTACATATCCAGACGATAGCGCCTGAGCAAAGTTATACATTGCATGGGACGCCTGTTCGGCATTAGCTCCAGAAATAGCGGCTTCGTTAGATACACCCTTGATTGCTGCGACTGCATCTTTTAATCCTACACCAGCATTCGTAAACTTACCAATGTTTGCAGTCATATCTGAAAATGAATAAATAGTTCTATCCGAGTATGTATTAAGCTCGTCAAGATACTTATTTACCGTAGACAAACTTTCTCCAGTGGACATAATAATTGTCTGAATAGAGTTCATCTTTAATTTATATTCGTTCCAACCATCGGACATGCCATCAAAAGCTAAAGCCGATACTATTTTTTTGCCTGCGTCAACAGCTGCATTTGTAAGTCGATTCAACACGCTCATAACTACGGTATCCATAGCTGAGAATTTGACTTGAACTGCTTCTACCGCTCTGCCCATTCCGTCCATGTTGAACTTTTTTGTCTCATTTTGAAATTTAGCAAGACTCTTTCCAGACTCACTAAAGTCGATGCTTTTCTTAAGAGCTTCTATAGATTTTTGACTTTGACGAATTTTTTTCTCGAATTGTCCATTCTCAAATTGCATTCGAACAACGTCGTCTTCAACAACTTTACCCATTATCCAGTGACCTCCTTCCAAGCATCTTTAGCTAGCCTATCAAATACCGGTTTTAAAGCCGGGTTAATATAGTCAACCCCCTGAACATATCCACCATTTCTAGTTCCATGTCCATATTGTAGAATAATAGCTATATTCACATGGTTCACTACATTAGAATTTTTAAACACTAAACTTACAGATCTATTCTCGTGAACTATTTCGTAATACCATGAAGAAGCGGTCACTCCGGTATCGACAGGAGTTGCAGCCTTGAGAGCAGCGACGCCTTCTCGTCCATACTTATTTAATATACCGACGTTAACGCCTTCCAAAAGCTTTTCGAAATAATTATCGAGCTTTTTAAAATTGCCCTCAAGTTTGCATCTGATCATGTCATTCTCCTTTATTACACTAATTCAGAAATTTCTACAAATCCTGTATACTTCTTTCTCTTAATAGTTACCACGCACAGTAACCATACCGACTTTTTGTACTTGTTGAAATATCCGTAGCACTCAACCTTTCTTCCAGCAGGAATCTCAACCATTAGCTTTTTGTTCCATCCGGCATCAATACGCATAGGTGTTTTATTAGAAGTTTTATACGCCTTCTTATAAGAATCACTCGCATAAGCTGCCGAACATGTAGTAGTAGCCAGACCACACGGAGTGTTGATTACTGCGTTTACTTCTTTTGTAACCGCTGTAACATTGTAATGCTTTGCTTTAAGATTCGATTTGTAATCTTCTCCCCATTGACCAGCAATCACTTCTCTCGCTACTGTTTTAATATCTTTACCAACATGGCGATTAGTGCTAGTGCTAATCTTTGGCTGATCCACATCGTATTTCGGTGTGATAAATCCTCTTATGAATTTGCCATTGATGCTGACCGTTCTCTTCTTAACAGAATCTTTATAATTACCTTCTGTTACGACAAAGTAGCCTTCATTCCTGTTAACATAGGTAACCATTCCCACATGCTTTGGTGTTCCTTTGTTGTCGCCAACTCCATTATCCTTCCAATCGTAAAGACACGCATCTCCAATTTTAGGGACGTAACCATCATTCTCTTTCCAGCAACCAATTTTCTGAGCCTTTTTAATAAGATAATAACAACTGCACTCAACTGGCATGATATCAGTATATCCAAGGGCAATTGCTACTGCAGACCAAGTTGTAGCACACCACGCCATTCCAGGCTTCATAGTAACACCTCTTGGTTTCGTTTTCTGTTTGTTGTAAATATCAAGAATTGATTTATAAGATCCATCTTTTTCGTTTTTGCCAACCCAAGAATTAATAAGGTTAACAGCCGCTTTTCGTGTTCTGGCCATATTATCACCCCTTTGTATGTAATTCTTTTTTTCTTCGTTCATTTTCTTTCTTTTGCCATCTACGGATTTCTTCATTGGTCATTTTCTTAGGAGGATTTGTTTTTACCGCATACAACTCTATGAGCATAAAAACACGTCTAATATTCCATTTCTCACAGGGATCAAATGGTATTCTAGCCATAGCTAAGTAAGCATATATTAGCTCGCTTGTTAATGTCTCCGGTTTCCCTTTATCGTCATCACCAATTGTAAAAACCCTAGATGCTGTAGCTGGGTCATCGATATAGTCAATTATTTTTTTAAGTAAACTATCATCAAGTCGCTTAAAAAACTCAACCTTATCGAAAGACCCAACTATCATACAGTACATATAATCAAGAAACTCTTCGTCGGTTAGAGTTCCCTCATCCATAGATTTCAATAATGGTTTATGCCATACTTGCTCCCATTTTGAAATTGCTATTAGGGAATGCTCGAGCTTAATCTTAGTAGGTTTTACAACCTTCCCAAAAGTTTGAGTTTCTTGATCAAACGGCTCATATCCAGGAAGAATTAATTCGAGCATTATTATCTCCTTAGTTTGCTTCTTTCACAGTGTCATCTGTAGCTGATACAGATCCTGCTACTTCTGCCATTGCTGCTGAAATCGCCTTTCTCTGAGCATCGCTTAATGTAGCATCGTCATAGACTCCGGATTCCGCTGCTTTCTTGATCTTGTCAGTTACATCGTCAGGCATGATATTAAGAAGAAACTCGGAAGCTTTTGCTTCGTCCATACAAATTTCCATAAAGAACTTGTCATATGCTGCAGTAGCCTTGAACTCTGCCAGTGCTTCAGGAGTCTTTGTAAATGTACGGCCATCAAGAGATTTGATTCCGTAAGATGCATCAATAATCTTCTCGAATAATGCCATGATGTCTGGCTGCGACTGCTTCTGTACCATAAGGCTCATGTATGATGTTAAGCCCCCGTTAAGGCTTGTTTCCAATTTTAAAATTTCACTCTGAGTAAGATTGAAGTAAAAATCTTCAGATCTCTCATTTCCGTCAAAGTCCTTGTAATTGATAGTTTTGATAAACATAATTTAGTCTCCTTTCATTCTTAAAAATCCCAGTCTGCATATTTCAGCAGACTAGGAAAAACTTTATTCTGTTTTAAGTATTACACCTGTAAGTAAGTATTCTTTTGTTTCTGTCACGCCTTTGTTAGTTGCTTTAATCAAGATGGACTGCTTATTAGTGTCCTTGATCTTAAGAACTACCTGATGATCAGACTGGAGAAGTTTAGATGGGCCAGATGTTCCATTTTTAACTTCAACCGTTAATGATTCAGGGAAACCACTCTTTGGAGCAATGTCAAGAGCGATGTAATTACCACTCTGTTCGTCGACTTTACTGCTGAATCCAGTATAGCCCGTCACATAGTTAAGAGTACCAGAAATTACTCCAGTACTCTCATTCACCTTGATATTTGACTGAAGGTCAGCTGCCTTCTTGCCAAGCAGGTCGTCTTCTCCTATAATAGGAGTTGCAGAGACGTCCAGTGACGGGTCAGTTATTTTAAAAGTTTAATGATCTCATCTGGAAGAAGCAATTTAGCTTCTGTATCTTCTGTTCCATACAAAGCATCCTCGATCTTCTTCATCTTGGTAGCTTCGACCTTTGTAGAATCGATCTCGAGGTGCGCTGTTGGCTTAAAGCCATCAACTGTAACTGGTGTTGTTGAAAGCTCCCAGCTGAATGAAATTGCCTCTGGAGAATCATTTACTGACTGGAAGCCTTTCTCTGATGGAGAAGCCTTAGCTCCGTAAATGATGTGAATCTTGTAACCATAATCATTGCTCTTGACATCGTTGCCAATCAACGTGCGATAAGAGAAACCAAATGTATCTCTATTCTGCTGACCAATAGTAACTCCTTTGCTAATCTCAGCTGTTCCATTGCATCTTTCGAATGCTTCTGGATAAGTGTAAGCTTCAATTGTAGCTCCAAACTCCTCTGCTGACATAAGGCTAAGATACTTCATGTTATCAGCATATACAGCAGATGCTTCTGCTCCGGATGGAGATTCTGTAACTGCAGTGAGACCGTTCCATGCAGAACCAGCGCCATATTCACCATCAACAACTGGATAAATAACGCCATGATCCACACCGGTCTCGTACTTACGTTCTCCGGTTTTGTCCCATGTTAATTTAGACATGTTTTTCCTCCTTTAAAATATAATTACAAAGACCGAATGATACAGTCCATCCGATAAGTAAGATCTGTTAAATCTTGCCGTGGGTATTTCCACTATCTTATCGACTAATGTGTTATCCGGGTCTTTAGTTACCACTTCTACTGAGTATTCTTTATCAATACTATAATTTTTATTATCTGCCGATCGAATATTATAATCATCAACAGAATATACTATCGCTGGGTATTTGATGTTTTTTATAACTTTTTGCCCAGCTCCGGATATATTTGATGGCGGCTGGAAATATACATTGGCGCCCTTACCAACAATATCTTTTAAATATCTATCGAAATCAAGTCTCGTCCTCATTCCACAGCTCCCCCAATGTTATTATAAGTCTAGGGGCCTGTGAAGCATCAACTTCTGTTGCCTTCCACTTAGCCCCCATAAACTCAATCCATCTCATGTTAATAAAATGATCATGAATATAGGCATCTCCGACTACACTTATCTGATTAGAGATTGAAATGTTGTCATTGATCTGCTGCAAATCCTGAAGCCGTCTCGTATTACGAAGAATATCTCCGCGATATGTACGTTCTGTTATTTTCTCAGTCCAAACCGATTGGGCTGCTTCCACTTGTTCTGCAAAGCCGATCTTTCCGCACCATCTATTCATGGCCATTTCCTCCCATTTTGATTAGTCGCCGTTTACAGAACCAGAAGTTGTCTTGCTAAGGTCTGCTGTTGGAATCTTTGTTTCGATCGCAATAGCTGAGAATGGCTTGATCAATGCTCCAGAGATACGTGTCTCGATAAGGTACTTCTGAGCGTTGTAGTCGATGTCGAAATCATCGAACATGTTAACAGCGCCGCCCTTGTCTGCACCAATGTTGTAGTCCTGCAGGTTTACAATGATACCCTGAAGAGCCAGTGTGTCAGTCTTGTCTACACGCGTGAGACCTTCCATAACTGGAACAGAAACAATCTTGGATACACGGCATGCTGTAGCCAGCTTGTCAATGTTATCGTAGATGATACGACCGTTCTTATCCTTCAGCAGTAAGCACTCAGTGATGATTGACTCTGGAGCGAACAGCTTTGGATTGCCAGAACCCTTGTAATTGATACGTGCTCTTACACAGCCCTCGATAAATGCTGTAGCCTTCTCGGCTGCAGTTGACTCTTTTGTGATCGAAATAGAATACTTAATTGTGTAGAGATCAGCATCTTTCCAAATTGGACGAATGTTGTCCTCTTTGATGTGATCATCGCTGGATGTAAGACGTCCGTCGCCAACCAGGACTGCTCTTGCAATTTCCTCGTTCAGCATCATTCGCATTTCGGTTTTCAGCCAAACGACTACATCAAACTCGGTAATGTCTACTACATCATCACGATCGATTTTCTGTTTCTTGTAAATTGTCTGCGGGGTAGTTGTTCTCTTAAGTAATGAGAATACTTCCTCCTTTTTAAGCTTGCCTTTAATATAACCTCTTGCCCTGGCTTCATCCTCTCTCAAGTCTGCAAATGTAGATTTGATTCTTGAGAACGGCGTATGATGTACTCCGTTCATTACTTCTGTTACCCATCCCTGATCTCTTGCAATGAAATCAGGAGGTGTATTTAAAGTCTTAGAATCCGGAAACAAATATTCAACATTTGTAATTCCGTGCGACAGGAATGATTCTTTAAGTGAACCGTATCTTTTTCCATCGCGGATTGCGTCATTATACTCCTCCATATCCTGATGAACAAGTGTATCGCATTCGGCATTTTTCTCGAAAATATTGTGTTTGATTGTTGGCATTGTCTTATCCTCCTTATTATCTGAGTTGGTTAGTGCATCATCTTTTTTAGATGATGAATTAAGTGCATCCTGGACTAAGGCGTAAGTTACCTGACGCTGTATACCAGACATCGAATCAAGTACTTCTTTGACAGTTTCTGTATCCTTCGTTTTATCTTTTTTGACAACTGGTTCATCTTTAGCTGCATGCGCCACAATATTCTTATTACTATTTTCCAGCATTGCACTAATCTGTCCAATAATACCCTGTAAAGTTTTAATATCTGGATTATTATCAGATGAATGCATAATTTCGAGCTGCTCGCCGGAATATATGTTAGCTTCATAGTCAGATACATTAGGTACTTCACCATGAGTTAATGTAACATCTTCGATAAAAGCGCCTGGATTTGCTCCTGCGAGAACAAGGCTGACTTCCTTAATTTCACCATGTTCAACATACGGACCTACCTGCTTTAAATGATTTGCCCAGATGCTAAGTGAATCCATATCACCATGCTGTACGGCCTCCTTTGCGATCTGGCCCTGATCTGTATCATTGAAGTATCCGTAGGCATATACGCCTTCTTCACGGCATTCCATATAGGCATGCCCCAAAACATCCGAAATGACATCATGATTATGATTGTATACTAATGGGATCTTAGCGCCATCAATATCATCAAAGGCACCGTGTTTGATAATTCTGCCATCAGCGCAAAGGATACCAAACTTTGTTGCCCAGCCCTTAAAATCGCAATCCAAATAATTCGATTTTTTAGTGTCCATTTTGATTTCCTCCTTTTAATTCTTTGTTTTCATTTAGCCGATCCAATTCGGCATTAGACGCTGAAATATTATTGTTAGTCAGCATATCTGCCTTAGGATCATCTACTGGCCTTAAACCAATTACTTGACGGAACTCGTTGGATGTCATGATACAGTTTCTCGTGAACTTGTCGCCAAGCTCTGCAAGATTTGTAGTAGATACCAGTTTAAATGGGTCCCTGAAATATTTAATGGCGTGCCCTTTAGTTCGGGCTGTCTTAGTTAAGAACTTTCGATGCATCTCATCGACAATGGCTGCAAGTATTGGTTCTACTATACCATTTTGATAATTGTTCATCGTGTTCTCATCAGCTGTGCCATTTAGAATCTCCACGGTCATTCCTAACTGAGAGAATAACAAATTCGTGAAGTACTCTACCTGTTTAAGTAAATTATTTTCGATCGAACGGTTGAGCTGAGTAACATGCTCTGTCGAGTCGATATAAGCAATGCCGTATTCGGAGCTTGCCAATTGTTCGGTGAGCTCTTTACGACGTTCTCTAGCCTGAGCTCTTTTTGTTTCGGACTTAATTGTGTATGGCAACTGAATAATCAAATCAAGTTTATCAGATCCGCTTCGATCATCTATGAAGTCAAGAATTGCCAGTTTCCTTTTTAATCTATGTGCTGTTGAATTCTGCTCGTTCATAATTGCATAGAACGGATTTTCAACTATCGCCACCATCTTCTTTGGCACTTCAAGTTCCTCGAATAGACCGGTATGATCATTGTATATTCGTACTCGAACAGAACGCGGATACCAATTGATTATCTTAGCCGTTCGCATTGTCTGAATATCATAAACGTTGCCGTGTACAGGGTCCATAGTTGTGTCAACAGGAACTATGGCAACACAACCTTCATCGAGAAGTTTAAGGACAATATCCTGTTTGAATGCACGAGCTGCCTGATCAATATTTGCTTCTGTAGTAAGACAGTAGTTAAGCCCATCTTCAACAGTTTCGGTAAAACGCTTGTTGTCATCAAGTATCACGTGCTCTATATCCACAGCAGCAACATCCGTAGATATCTTATTGTAGATCGTTGTTACGATTGATCGTTCATTACCTCTCGTCAGTCTAGGACGAGACGGGTTATCATAGCTAGCTGCTCCATTAGCAGTACTATATGGATATGTAGTTGGATCTTTGTTCATAAACGCATTCCAGCTATGCTTTAATCTGTTAATAAAACCCATATATAATCTCCTTATTCAAATGCATCTTTGTTTACTTTATACGCAACAAATGCATCCATCAATGCAGATACATTATCAATTTTGTCTTCATAACGTTTCTTATATAACTTTCTGTTTCCGTTTGTATCTTCCAACGTTATACAATGGCCCATACAGAAACTCATCAAAGATTCGTCGAATATCAACATTCTCATTTCAGACAGCTTCTTAATTTCTCCGAGAGGAACTGTTTCTGTTCGAACACCCTGAGGAACTTTCTCAATACCGAATGACCCATTCTCCTGAGCCCATCTCTCAATAAATTCTTTGGCGTTATAAGGATCATATCCCAACGAACAAACATCATACTGAGAATCTATTATGAATTTGTCTAGATCCTCATATACATCTTGCACATTGATAATACTTCCTTCCATAACAATAAGAGTACCTTCGTCAATAAACTCTTGATACTTTTGTCTCATTGCTAAGTTCAACTTACTAAGTGTAAGCGTAGTTATATAACTTCTAACTTTAACGCCAAACATTCCATTTCGTAATGGGAATAAGAATGTAAATGCACAGAAGTCATCACCTTGAGAAAGATCTGCTCCCATTGAACACTGCATTTTCCAAAAGCTTCTACGATGATGTGGAAGCGTTTCTTCATATGAGAAGAAATATGTATACCCCTCCATAGGGATTCCGAAACGTTTTGCCAGAATGTCGTTTCTTGTGGCTGGTGCTTTCTCAGCTCGTTCAACATCTAGCTGGATTGTCTCGTAGCTTACTGTGATTGGAAGGTTAGGATTAGCCTTAGGCCACATGTCTGGGTCTCCGACTTCATCTACACTATCAAGTCTATAATACCAAATACTAGTATGCCAGTTCTGGTATTCACCTTTGAGAATGTCCATCAGTTCCATTTTGATGGCATCTCCACATCCATTACGGACGGTACCTTCCGAACTTACTGCTAAGATTATATATCCATCTATTTTGGCTGCACCCTGCTCGATTGCACCAATTGGATCTTCCCTTAATTCACCAGAAAGCCATTCATCGACTGTGGCTACTTTTACTCGTAATCCCTGAAGTTTGTTAATGCTCAGTGGTTTAATCTCGAGTATCGATTCAGTAAGAAAGTTCTGTATACCTTTTTTGGTAGTTGCAAGCTTTACACGGTTCGCTTTGGAACCTGTAGTGTTCTGTATAGAACCTTCAGTTAGAAACTGGAACATTGGTCCTCTAGCTCTGGCTATAGCAGTGCTAATTGCACTTGTAACCTCTTCAGCCTGCTTCATTGTCGGAGCCACTGTAATCTGATGTGTCGTTGATGTATCGACAGTCAGGAAATACGCTTGCACTAAACTTTCGTATAATGATTTTGCATTACTTCGAGAAATAATAAGATACTGTTTATTGACTAGGCGCTTTTTGATGGATTTTCTTACAAAGTATCCTCCTCGACCAGAAGGGCTTGGCTCATATACGGACTTCTCGATATAATAGAACCAACCGAATAATTGCTCTCCCCAAAGTTTAAAGGTATCAAGCAGTTTCAAATCTGATCCATCTGTCAATACCATTTCGGTTTCACAGAAAGCAATCCATCCTTCTACGGCATTGTCATCATAGTATACACCTGGGTTAGCTATTAGCCAATCAATACGGTTCATCTCCATAGAGATCTCCCTGTTGACAGGAATCTCGCCATCCAGAACTTTATCTCGGAACTCCCCGTAGTACCTAGGCGTTGCCGTATTGCTTAGCATTTTACATCACCTACTTCTAAATTACTTTATTCGCATATTCGAATGCTTTTTCAATAGATTTAGATCCTATGAAATCTGCTGCTTTTCCATTGATATAACTGATACCGCTGTCGAAAGCTTTTTCTATATACGGTTTTGCTTTTGCTGTTGCAACTGATGTAATTAAAACGCCAGCTGTTTTTGCAATTGTTTTTCCTTGTTTTTTCATTTTTGAAATTTTACTTGGGTTGTTTTTTAAATATTCTCTTTCGAGATTTGATCTTCGATTTGCGGCCATCAATTCCTGATCAGTCATACTTTTGACTTTTGTTTTTGCCGATTCTGATCTTAAACTTTGTTTCGGATCTTTGCCAGACCCCCAAGGATATCGGCCAGAATGACGTTTAGTTCCGTAGTGAGCTAAGTAGTCGTTATTCATTTTGATTCTTTCCTTTCTCGTCATCTGCTGAAATAGGATAGTAAACTATATACAATCTCCATTCCATTTCCTTAAGTTGCTCTTTCAAACTGTCCATTAACGAACCACTTGTCGGCGGATCAAATAACAGACGAGTTTTAATGTACACGTAATCTTTTATCAAACTTAACTTTTGGGTATCCTCTTCAAATTCGCTCCAGACATTGTCTATCCCTGTAATTCTGTATCCTTCTTTTGGTCCAACTCCTAAATGAGTAAGGGTTGCAAATGCTGAATTGATGTGTATCATTAAATCCAAGTCAAACTGCTCGAAATCATCAGGACACCCAACAAGCTGCTTGATAGTTTTAAGAATGCTCTGTTCCATTGAATTCCTCCTCAATGTTTCCAAGGGCATGTGTCGTTTGGTCTCCTTATAACAGGCCCACTACGAATATTTGTATCGTGTCCGTAGTGTATTGCATTATGCGTTTGATGGGTTGTTGTCACAACGTTGTTCATGTCGAATATCATTGGGTCTCGGTTTAGAACCATCTCTTTGGTAATTGGATTTATGTGATGTATCAACGGTCGGTTCTCTATCTCGTATCCTTCAACACCTAAATCACAACCGCCATCTCTGACAATTACTCTATGCCGAAACTCTCTCCATTCGCTCGATGAATATAATGCCTGATTAACCCATCGATCATAGCCGAATGTCTCGTACCCAACTGAACCTGACAGCATTAAATATTGCAGTCGTTCTTCAAACGTAAGATACTTGATCATTTCCATATATGATCGTGACATAAGACTTGATCTACTCATCTTCGATACCCTGGTATCTACGCATTGCTTCAATTGCTGCAGCATATCTCTCTTCGCTCTTAGCAGAAGCTTCCAACGAATCGATTTTGGCTCGTGTCTGTTTTGTTTCCTCTCTGATCTTATCCTGTTCTAGTTGTTCTCTTGAAGATCCGAGTTTTAAGAAATGTGTAATAACCTGTGATGAGGCTGTACCTTCGCGTAACTGTTTTTCAGCAGCATCGAGCGAAAGATTGATCAGGTATTGTTCCCTGTCTTCAGGAGTCATAGGAACCCTTGAGTGCTTCTTTCCAGAAGTAGCTGTCGCCGCTCTTCTTCCCATATACTTTCGTCTCCTTTCTAATATCTTTTGCCAAGATACCGAACACTTTACATACTCTCTATAAGAGATCTAGGTGTGTTTTAATAACCCTGAAAGGAGTTTCAACTAAAGAGGGTACTTCTATGTGCGACAAAAGAAGACCTAGATCCCTTATAGAGAGTATGTAAAGCCGTGCATCTAGAATCCATTTTGACAGGATTTTAACCCCCGGAGAATTTTCAAGGAGGCCGGCGACAGCTAC